ACCATATCCAGAATAACTCTAACTCTACGTTGTCAAACTCAACACTAAATGTATGTTGCATAATTTTTTTAGTGTTGTTTTGTATCGCAACTTCGCGACCACTTAAAAAGGTGGTTTTAGTTGTGTTTTCTTTTGGTTTAGAACTGTAGTTAAAAAACTTTGTGTTTACGTTATTAGGCCAATTATAAATCGTCATTTTTCCCCCTTAGTAGTAACTAACTCCGTTTTGTCTTGCGTGCGCAATATTCATAGACTTTGTATACTTGCCCGAACTCATAGAACTTTTAACAATGTCGTCAATAATAACGGTTAAGCCGTTAGCGTCCATTTGTGTATTTACTGTCGAGTTTGTATTATTTTGAATATTTACAGGCATATTAACGACAGTTTCGCCACCGCCCGAACCTTTACCGATTAAAGAGCTTACTACGGCTTGTTCTTTGCGATTTAAGAAAAGTTCGCCCGAGTTTGCTAAAACAGGAATATGGTCGCCAGAGTTTGAGGCTCCGCCTACATAACCACCGTTTGCGAACTTCTGCGGCTTGTTAGCGCTAATAGTTGCTAATTGAATAGCCCCCGCGGCGGAAACTAAAGCCGCGTTAACTATACCAATAGGGGCGCCCTGTGCGAGTGAGGCGGCTACACCTTGCGCAATATTTGCGGTGGCGGTCAAGAGGCTAGAAGTCCATTCCCACATTTTTAACTTGTATTCCTCGTCGGCGGCTTTCTGGCTTATCTGGGCTTTTTTATTACAGTAGTCTTCGTAACTAATAAGCCCGTCGGTATACTGTTTTGATAATGTTGTTAACTCTTCGTTGTTCTGCTCTTCGTTGTTTTTACGAATGAGGCTTGTTAAATCTTTAGTTATTTCGTTAAACTGTGAAAAGTAATTATTTACATTACTAAATTGTTTTTCGAGTTCTTCGCTTTGAACCTGTGTTATTTCTTTTTCGAGTTGTTTTCTTTTTTCTGCATACTCTCTATAAAGTTCGGAGGTCTTGTCTAGGTTAGCCGCTAAAGTGTCTAACTCGCTTAATTGGTTAGTTAACTTTTCAAGTGTGTTTCCGTCGTTTGTAATTTCCTCTAAAGCTTTTTTAAGTTCTTTAAACTCATCTGTAGTAGTATTAACGCCCTTTGCATAGTCCTGTAATTCTTGGAGTCGCTTTTTAGAATAAGGGTTATTCTCGGTTACTAAGTCCGACCCTGTAACAAGGTCAATATATGATTGCATATAAGCGTTTAATATTTCTTGTTCGTCGGCGCTTTCGCCTTTTAATTTTGCCTCGAGTTTAATTTGCTCTATCTGTGTATCGAGCGCCTTTTGGTTGGCGTTAATAAACTCAATAGCCTTTGCGTCGCGTTCGGCGGCTTTCGCCTTTTTCTCTTCGGCCTCTGCCTGTGCCTTTGCGTTTTTCTCGGCCTCTTCTGTGGCTTTCTTTTCCCATTCTAAGGCGTCTTTCTGTGAGTTAACGAGATTTTGTAAAATAACTTCTTCGTATTCGTAATCGTGTATTAACTTTTCTTGCTCGGCTCTAAAGTCTGCGACGTCGCCGACGTTACCACCCGCAAGCCAAGTAGTAAACTCGTCCGACTTTCTTAATTCTTTGTCAGTAAGTTTAACGAGTTTTTCGGCGGTTTCGTAGTTTGTCTTTAAACCGTCAATTTTTTTATTTTGCGCCTGTATGAGTATTTCGTATTGGTCGGTTGTCTTGTTTTCGGTGTCTTTAGCCTCTTCGTATAATCTCTTTGCCTTTCTGGCGTCAGTCCAACCGCTTATAAGTTCGGTAAAAAACTTCCTCATAGGGCTAAGGTTCTTTTCAAAGCCCGCGCCGATTTCTTCTTTAAGGTCGCCGAAAGCGTTTTTTAATTGTTCGCTCGACCCTGTAGCCTTTGCGACCTCTTCGGCCATTCCTCCGAACTTGCCTTTAATAATATCTACGGCGCGACCGTTTGCGAGTTCTTCCGAGGTAAGCCCTTTAAGTTCACTAATCTGGCGGCCTAATAGTCCAACGTTTCCGCTATAAGTCGCGTTTAACTGTGTTACGGCCGAGTCGAGCGACATCATACCAGAGGCCGAAACGTCGAGAGCGGCGCTTAATATGTCTTGTATTTCTGTTTGTGTACGACCCGCCGCCGCAAGTTGAGCCATTAAAGGGAGCATTTGTTCGTCGCCAACTGTTGAAATACTTTGCAATTGTGAAACAAAGTTCTTTAATTGAGCTACCGACGATTTATTTAAATATGGGTTATTTTTGGCGGCCTGTTCTAACTGTGTTTCGGCTTTTGCCTGTACTTTATAGGCCTCTGTAGTTTCTTTTATAACCTTAGTTGTGGTTTTAACGGCGGTTGTAATCGCGGCGAAAGTCGCGCCACCTTTGGCGATAGTTTTTAAACTAGAGTCTATTTTTTTAACGCCTTTGTCTATCCCGTCCGTATTTATGGAGGTATCTATTTCAATTTTTCCGTCTGCCATTTATTAGTCCTTTAAAAGTAGTACTAATAAAGTCAGTTTTTTTATTTATCGAAAAGGGCGTTAAAATCTTTTGTAGCCTGTGAGAGTTCCTTACTTTGAGGCAACGCCCAAGAGTTACGGAGTTTAATTAAATCTTTGTCTTTTCCTGTGTAGGCTCTATAGCCCATTACGTCGTTTAATTTTGTACCGCTTAGGCCACTTAAAAGGGCTTGGAACTTCCACCAATGGAGTTTAGTTTTTTCGTCGTACAGGTCGATTTTATATTTATCCATAAAAGCGGAGTATATTAAATCAAAGTCTATAACATAATCTAATAATACTTTCCCCGTGCCTCCTGATGGCCGTGGAATTTCTTTTATAGGGTTATAAAAATCGTAGAGAGCGTTAAAGCCTGTTATTCTGTCCCGTGGGGGTGTACCATTATATAAAAAGTCTAATTCCCCGAGGGTTGTTTTAGGGTTTTTAATGACATTGGCAAACATTAACCAATAAGAGAAGTTTGTTTTAATTGGGTATAAATTGCCCTCAACTTCGACAGTATCGGGCAATTTAAGAGTAAAATTACTCATAGTTTAATTTATGAATTAGCGGTAAAACTTGGAGTTCCACTAGTTACAGTTACTTTACCTTTTGTAATTGTTCCGCCAAACTTTACAGTAAAAGACAACTGTGAATTATTAGGGTCTAAGTCGCCCATAATAAGAGTAACGTCAGAGCGCCAAGCGTCGTACTTGTCGTCCGAGTCCTTTTCGTTCATAAATACAACTAAAATTTCTGTTTCTGCTCCCGAACCTGTAGGGAGGTCGTAGAACTTAGGCCAGAAATAGGCGTAATCTTCTTCACCTTTGAACAAAGTAAGAGGATTGTTTAACTCTGGCGAGTATCTAGTAATAAGAGTTCTAGGGTTTTCGTCAGTAATAAACTTTCTTTCTTCTGTTTCTGGGTTTGGGCTAATTGTGTTTTCTGTTGATTTAGACAACTGTACCCAAGTAGGTGAGTCCTTAGTACCAGAATTAAAAAGTAAGGCTACGTGTTTTGCCTCTACCTTGTCGCCTGTGGCGATAGCATATTCTTTCATAATTAAATTATCCTTAATTAAAAAGTTTTATATTCTACATTAACCGCGCAAGTATAAAGACTTCGGCCTTTGTCGTCTGTTCCGTAGAACTGTACGTTTGCGCTAGCCGATAGCTTTAATTCCAAGTCGTCTAATGAGTCCGAAAGTTTCTGCCCGTCTAACAGAGTTAAAATCGAGTCGAGTATACTTCGCGCCTCGTTAGCTTTAGGGTAACGGGCGTTATAACTAACGTTAAGGGAGTAAATCGCCGTGCCGTCAATAAAACGGTTTACGACTCTCGTTGCGGGGTCGTGTATCGCGATAACTCCGTTAGTATCGTCTTTAGGGAAGAGGTCGTTATAAATCGTAACGCCGTCTATATTAGACTTAATAAAGCTATTTATCGTTTTCAAGATATTCGTCATTTACTAACCGTTCCCAATTTTTAATGTTTTTACTTTTAGCCGCCTCAAACCAACGCCGCGAGGCGTTCGGGTTTTTTTGTCGGCTAATATTTAAGTGTTCGTCGTAGTATAACTTTTGCGCGTAAGGTGTTTTCCAAGTCAATTTTCCAGAGCCAATAACAGTATGTAAAATACCGCTTTTCTGGAGCATAGAAGTATCTAAAGGGCAATAGTAGTTACTATCTTTAAGCGCTTGGGCGTCTAAAACTTTCTGGCATTTTTTAATATTGCCTTTTGTTTTATCGTCTACCGCCTGTCTATCGAATACAACGTTTAATTGCATTATTTCAACCCTATTTCATAATGTTGTAACCCGTTCGAGTAATAAGGGCTAATCGTATTTATATAATAGGTATTACCACTAAATACAATTTTATCCTCTTTCAAAAAGGTTAAGCCTTTAGGTAATGAGTTAAAACAGTCGTAAAAAAGCGTCATTACGTCGTTAGGCTCGGAGCCTTTGCCGCCGTGTGTAACGCCCAAAGTTGTAACAACATATACTTTAGATAATTCTATTGCGTCGCCGTATTGTGGGTTCCTGTCTTCGTCCACGCCTTGGCGCTTATAGAGGGTAGCGCTACAAGTTAACATTTTATTGCTAATCATTAGCGAACCCCTATATTAAATACTACGAATAATTTAGCCATTTCAATTTTTTTAGAGTTGGTACACTTTGCGTTAAGTTCCTCAAGCTTGTTTTTACCTGTAGAGCCATAACTAACAGAATGTCCGCCGAGTGTTTCACTCGCTACGGCTTGACTACTAGCGCCGTTAATAATCTGATTGTCTAGGTATTCCGCCTCAATCATCATACAAACGGCCGAGTCTATCCCGTTTTCTTCGCGTTCTGTTACATAAGGTAACCAACTCTTCATTAACTGAATGTTAGTAAGTTTAAGAGCGTTAAACTCGTCGGCGGTAGGAATAAAAGCGCGTCCGAGTGTATCGCTATAAAATGTATAAGTTACGTTCTCAAAGTTTGCCATTATTCCCAACCCCTCTTAATTAAGCGTTCTTCTTTACAATTACGGCGGCCGCTTTTGTTACTTTGTGAGCGTAAATCTTGCGACCCTGTACGGCTACGGCTCCAATGTAAGCGCCCGAACCGCTCAAGTCCTGTACTTTAGGTTCTACGCTCCATTCTTCAACACGACAACACCAATCTGGGTGTCCAACGATAAAGTCTACGTCGTTAGGGAGTGTAGTATCTTCAAATACTGTAAATCCCGCAATCTGTCCGATAGCTCCAGACTGTTTAACTTCGTCGCCGAGGTTTGAGGCGCTAATAAATTCACTAGAAGTGATTAAAG